ATACCCGAACCAGGGGTATATGCGGTCCTTGCTCTTGCATTAGTATAGTAAAGATTTATACCTTCAGCAATATTAGATGTAGTTAAAGATTGACTGACGTATGATTCTACTCTCGCGTTTGTATAATAAAGATTCGTTCCTTCTACCAGATCAGTTGTTGTATTACCGGATAGATCTATTCCAATAATAACATTTGCAAGGATATTAGCAGCAGTCTGGAAACCTACAGTATCTAAGTATAATTGTACACGAGCATTGGTATAATAAAGATTAGAAGATACTTCTATAACATCCGCAGTTGTAGTTACCTGAGCAGTAGGCCAATCATTGCCTACCGCCCTGTTGAAAATATCTCTGGTATCTAAAACACCTTTGTTTATTATTGGCATATCTTACTTATTTATTTGATTACGGTTTAGGATATCTTACTATTATGATACCAGATCCACCAGATGTAGAAACTGGACTCTGCCATGGATTTCCACCGCCACCCCCACCGGTATTAACTAGCCCATTTTGTTTGGTCGCTGCGCCGCCACCTAGTCCTCCGACCGAACCTGTTGGGCCTGCAGAACCGCCGCCACCTCCAGCAAAATATCTTATACCGCCAGGAGTTGATGCATTTGAAGGATTTGTACCATAATTTACAGGAGATATTAAAGATGATCTACCCGTACCCCCAGCAAATGAAGGCCCTGGGCCGCCCGCGCCGCCTGCACCACCTCCAGCACCGCTATATCCATTGCCGCCTGACAGAGGAGAAATATTTGTACTGCCGGGATTTCCCTGACCGGGAATTCCGGTACCTGCAGGCAATCCTCCTCCATTCGATCCTCCCCCGCCGCCGCCAGAACCGCCAGGTGTACCAGGAAGTCCTGGATTAATAGCTCCCCTTCCTCCACCGACAACAGTTGTGCCAAAACCACTAGAATTTGAACCCGCTCCGCTACCTGCGGCACCTGCACCCACAATTAATGTATACTGTCCTTCTTGTAACGTAACAGGGACTTCAAGCATTCCTCCACCGCCACCGCCACCTGCCATATAACCAGTACCACTACCTCCACCGGCGACTAATAATACATTAGCATTTATATTTGCCCCCGAACTAGTTACAGTAATGTTACTAGATTCTAAAAACACATGGACTATGGCTGTGCCTTCATCTATTACGAGACCACCTAAAACTTCTCTAGGACGAATGTATATATTCGGAGTTGTTGCTAATAACGCACCATTTAAATTTCTTAGAATTTCAATTCTAACATTCGCACTAGATGATGAGGGATAATTAAATGTTATAGGCAATGATACATTATTATTACTCGTTACTGTGAATGAACCGGTATTTCCCCCCACAATTTCAGAATTTGCTGATCCAGCTATGTTATAATAAAGAACTTCATTTTCAATTACATTCTGAGTTGTAACTTGTACTGTAACCGTGTCATCGATATAATGACTATTTGCGCCGGTTGAAACAGATGTAACATATGATATTCTTCTGGCAAATTGACCAATTTTAACTATTGGGTATCTAACTAAAACTATACCCGACCCACCTGCGCCTGGGGCGCCCGATGCGTGACCACCTCCACCTCCACCGCCTCCAGTATTAACGATCGCGGCCTGTGCTGCAAGTTGAGCCAAAGGAGCACCATTTGTACTTGGGTTTCCTGCACCTCCCCCACCAAATCCTCCAGGAGAAGCAATACCTAACTGCTCTGAACCCGACCCACCTCCACCTGCAAAGAATCTAGTACCACCATTTGCGCCGCGACCAGGCGCGGGGAATGTTTGTGCTACGTTTGATCCAAGAGTTGATGGAGCCCATGGAATAGCAATACCGTGGCCTCCCCTACCTCCTCCAGATGTATTTAATACTGGGGTTATACCTGCCTCTCCCGCTCCGCCACCGCCTCCGGCACTTGCATTACCTATACCCGAACCTTTTGCTAAACCCCCAGGATACCCTTGTGCAGATGGACCGGGGAATCCTATTGCTGCTCCTGGTCCACCATTGTCATTAGATCCTCCACCCCCAGATCCTCCAGACGATCCCGCAGTACTGGATGCTCCACCTTTTCCTCCGCCTTTTGCAACTTGACTGAATGCAGTAGTATTTGTACCATTTGTACCAGAACCACCGCCCCCAATTGTTACAGGATAAGTTCCGGTAGAACTTATCAGTATATTTCCTAGTAAGACACCTCCAGCTCCACCGCCGCCTGCACCATAAGATGACTGACCTCCTGCGCCACCTCCTGCAACAATTAGATATTCTACAGTATTAGCAAGGGTATTGGCAGTTAAAGTATTTACTACAAAACTACCGGAACTTTCAAATATATGTATTCTGTAATCGCCGTATGTTTCTACATTGCCTCCAGTAGCATTTATATTTGCATTGGAAGTTGTAAATGTATCAATATCCCTTACAGTAATATTACCTGTGGTAGATAGTATATCGCCAGTTATAGAATCTTTTCTAATCTGTATTGCAAAATTTCTTGTTTGATTTGGCGGTATACTTGCTTCAGCAATTAATTCTAAATTAGCAGTGTTATTTACTACCGAAATAGATCCAGAATTGCTGCCAAATATATCAGCATTACCGGATGTTGTATAGTATAATGTATATGAATTAGAAGCATTTGAGGTTGTTATATTTAATGTTAATGCTTGTGTTTCATATAGATTAGATGTCGAAATACTCAATATATCTAAGGATGGCTCGCCGCTATATGTTATAACATTAGATTGTCCCAACACTGTACCATTTATAGAATTACGTCTTACGCGCAATCTAAATGTATCGTCATAATCACCTGTAGTATTAGCAGTCAATGTAATGGTTCCAATATTACCATTAACAGTAAATGATCCAGTATTACCGGAAACAAAAGTACCAGAGGTTATCAATCCATTACCAACAGCAATTGTATCATAGTATAATGTTTCTCCTTGAGTAGCACCTATGGTATTTGCAGTAAATACTACACTTTGTCCTTTACCTATTGCCGCAACATTTGATGAAAGTGTTCTTATAAGAGACACTTTAGCGTTAGGAGCCGTTCCCGTGATAAATGGATTAACTCGTATGTTACCAGAATTTCCAAGTATAGTTCCGGATACAGATGTCTCTCTGATCTGAACATCTAAAAGTCTAACTTCAGTTGAAGGAACATCTGATTCTAAAATAACCTCAGCAGTACCTTGATTATCATTTATAATTATAGATCCCGAAGTATTACCAAATACTGTGGCATTTCCTGTCAGAGTATAGTAATAAGTTCCGGCAGCATTACCAAAACCATTAAAACTATTAACAGTTATTATTACCGATTCTGATTCAAAAATGTTACTTGATGATACTGATACGGAATCTAAAGTGAATATATTAGATGTATCTAGTACAAGTACAAGATTTGAATTACCAATTACTGTTCCGGTAGAAGAATCTTTTCTTAACTGCAGTACAAATTGTTCAGTACCTTCAAAGTATGAAGTTAAATCAGCATTTGTTGTTACATTTGCATAGCCTATATTATTTACTATTGTTATTATGCCCGTATTACTAGTAATAAAATCTTCAGGAGATACATTACCCGATAATGAAAAATAAAGATTAGAATTATTATCTACATTAGCAGTTACAACAGTAAAACCTACAATAGTTCCCTCAGATGTGATAAGAGTATTGGGAGTTATACTTATCAATTCACTATAATCTCTGAGAGTTATCTGAGGCGAAGTTGTTACAACTGGACCTATTACACTATTACGTCTAATCTTAACTACGAATTGTTTATTTCCGTTGAAAGGTATCTTAACGGTAGGCAATTCAATAAGAATTTTGCTTTCAGTAACTAGTACAGTACCTGAAAGTGAGTTTGATAAAAAATCGTTTGTTTGTATAGACATTTTTACTATTCTATAGTGTAATACAGAGTTGTTCCATCTGGTATATTGGTGTCAAATTCTAGTGATACATTAGATCCGGATGCTGGTGCTGCGACATATGTACCTATCGTTGCAGTTCCACCTTTACGATAAGACAATATAACCGATACATTAGCATTACTATTTAATGAGGTTAATACTTTCTCACCAATATTTATCCTTTTTGCAGATTGTAAAACTTCTACAGAAGTTTTTGCCGGTAATGCTAGATTATATGCAAGATAACCAAGATGATTACTATTACTGTCAGCAATAACAACCTTAGATCTAACCGAGGTATCATCGAGATTTACTAAGCGAATACTTTCTATTATCGCAAATGAATCTTGAGAATTTAATACTTCGTATTCTGTCCCAGAAACGGTCATTAGATTACCCGTTCCTGCCAAACCAGATTTCAGTAAAGTACTTTCATATACTAAAACTGCAGAAACTAAATTAGATGTAGGAGTTTCTGTTTGATCGAATCCCTGCAGTTGTATGTAATCTAATTGACCAAATGCTTGTGGTCTGAGTAACATCTCCAAAGATGTACCATAAGGTATAGGCAGTTTATCTGCAAATACTACAGGATTATTATTAAATACTAGATTACCTGAAACATATGCAGTATCTTCAGAAATGTTTGTCAGATGCAAAGATCTTAGGATATATCTAGTATCAGGATCTACTGTCGACGGGAATACTACAACATTTGATAATGTACTTGTTACTAAGTAATTTACAGTTCCATCTATAGATATGTTAAATGATTCACTAACATCTGTAGCACCTATTATACCACCTGGGCTTATTGTAATACCTGGACCTGCAGTGAATGCAGATCTTGCTCTAGTATTAGTATAATAAAGATTGACATTGCCTTCTATTAAATCATCGGTTGTGCTAGCAGATAAGTTTGCTGCCAGTGTTAAATTCTGAACAAATGCTTGAACTCTTGCATTGGTATAGTAAAGGTTAGTTCCTTCTACAAGATTAGATGTAGTATGGTTTTCTAATGTAGATATCTTACCATAGAATACATTTCCATGTACATCTGATAATCTAAATGTATTATCTTGAAGATTAATATTTGTTACTAAATTACCAGAGTCAAGATTCTCATCTACATACTGAGAGAAAATATAGATGCTATCTGTTCCATGCTTACGTATCATACCGGCGTGTGTTCTTGTTGCGCCGGCATCTGGAGAATAATGTCCTACCCAACCAAAATCAATATTATCTGATACTTCATTATTACTTGCAACTTGTATAATCGGATCTTCGATCTTTAAGGTATTCGCAGTAATAATTAAGGCATTACCGAAAAAGAATAAATTACTGGTAACTGTTAGATTTTTAATCTCAACATTTGATACTGCAAGGTGTGCCAATACCCTTGCATTAGTGTAATAAAGATTATCACCTTCCGTTAGATCAGTTGTCGTATTACCGGATAGATCTATTGAAGTAATAACATTTGCTAGAATATTAGCTGCAGTCTGATACCCATTTTCTGTCAGATAAGAATTTACTCTAGCATTTGTGTAGTAAAGATTTGTGCCTTCATTTAAATCGGTAGTAGTATTTGTAGATAAATCCGGTATAGCAGAAACATTTGCTAAAATATTGGCTGCAGTCTGATACCCATTTTCTGTCAGATAAGAATTTACTCTAGCATTTGTGTAGTAAAGGTTCGTACCTTCGTTAAGGTCTGTCGTAGTATTACCAGACAGATCCATTGAGGTAACAACATTAGCTAGAATATTAGCTGCAGTCTGATAACCATTTTCTTCTAAGTATGAACCAACCCGAGCATTGGTATAATATAAATTATTACCTTCTGCCAGATCAGTTGTAGTATTTCCTGATAGATCAATTGTTCCAACAGATAACCAATCATTACCAGAATATATCTGAAGTAATTGATTGGTGCTGTTGAATATCAGATCACCATTTGCTGCAGTAATATTACCGCGATCAACTGTAGTGTAGCTCTTGAGTCTTAAAGGAGAACTCTGTATTACTACAGCGCCACCATTGGTAGCATTTGCAGATAATATTAAACTTGTTTCAGAGATTAGAGAAGGAGTACCAACACCTGTAGTTGTGAAACTTTTTGCAGATACATTTGATTCCGCAAGGTGCGTTAATACCCTTGCATTAGTATAATAAAGATTATTAGTACCTTCATTTAGATCATCAGTAGTATTTGACGAAAGATCAGGTATTAAAGATACATTTGCAAGTATATTGGCGGCAGTTTGATAACCGTTTTCATCTAAATATGATTGTACTCTTGCATTTGTATAATAAAGATTAACATTACCTTCTGATAATTCATCAGTAGTATTTAACTGCAGTGATAATACAACATTTGCTATATTAGCAGCAGTTGCTTGTTCTATAGCAGTTAAAACAAATCCATTACCATCCCAGATAAGTATATCATTTACTTCAGGATTCTCCATGTATACATCAGCAAATACGTTGATAGACATATTGCTGACATTAGAGAAAACTCGAGCATTTGTATAATAAAGATTATCGCCTTCTGCTAAATTAGATGTTGTGAAATTATCTAATGTTTGTACCTGAGCAGATACGCCAGATATATTACCGGATAATGTACCATTAACAACTATATTTGCAAATGTCTGAGTACCACCAAAGGTATGTGAAGCAGTTACTGTTCTTGCTATCTCAGTATGCAGATATTGATCATGGTCATCATCACCAAGACCAGATAATAATCCATGATCAGATGCAATTGCTGCGGATGGAGATGCGGATATTATATTGCGTAAATCATATACTTTACTGATTACTGCTTTAGGTGTATTAGCAAAACCAGTATTAGTGTTCCAAATAATCTTATATAATGGTCTGAATTCAATTACCGGGAAATCTGTTAAGGTGAGATCCTGGAAATTCTTTGCTTCTTCTTGGCCTATCGTATCACTTGCCGATTGCCCCATGATGGCAAGTATCGGATAGTTCAAATTATTAGTTGCAATTATCCATGATGTTGTAAAGTTTCCATCTACAGGCACATCTGGGGTTGACCATTGTCCGCCAGATAATAGGTTATATTTTATCCTAGATATTCCCTGTTTTAATGGGAAATCTGTAGGTTCATCTCTTACCCATTCTGTACCTGACAGATAGAACATTGGGATACGAGCTGGACCTTGAAGATCCTGTTCCCAAGTGTTAGGAGCGGGTGTATTAGAATGAACAATATCAACTTGCAGATCTTCATCGAAGAATGTACCATTGCCAATACTTATCTGTGCATTTGCATCAGAACTTCCATCATTGTTTAACGTATAATCACTTATAGAAAATCCTTCAGCAATTACAGCACCCCGAGTTCTATGCAGATACTCATGTGTTGCCCAATCTAATGTTATACCATGTCTCTCATCTGCGAAGAATACCGCGGATTGCGTGTTAGCATTCCAATAAACATACGATGTTAACGCATCATTTTCCCAATCAAAATACGAAGATCTTACTGCAACATTACCACTAGTATTAAAATAAATGTAATACAGATCTGTAGTATTTGCAAGTATTACTGATTCTGTACCAGTCTTGACAAACTTATTGCCTTTAACCCAAACAGTATAAGAACTACCAACTGGTTGTATAGAAAATGTTCTAGTATTAGCATCAAAGGATATCTGAGAATTTGCTTTATTCTCATGTCCCATTGGTTCAAAGGTAGCATCAGTTAATTCTTTAGTTATAACATCGTAACCATTAACCGATAATGCGTTATTAACAACTATAGTATTTGCGGATATTAGATTGGCACCAGTTATACTACCGCCGCCACCTGAGCCAGCAATTATATTACCAGTAACTTCTAGATTTTTATTGATCTCAAACTTATCGCCAGATTCTCTATAAACTATATTTGCCTGCGCACCAGCTATAGTTATACCTGCACCATCAGCAACTGAAGCATTTATTGCACCATTTGCTAATACAATATTTTTATCTTCAATTGTAAGAGTATCAGTATTTAATGTAGTGGTATTGCCCTGTACAAATAAATTACCTTGTACTGTTAATGTTTGTACTGTTACATCATTTTGATTTAAGTATAATTCAACACGGGCATTGGTATAGTATAAACTATTTGCTTCAGGTACATTATCAGTATTTAATGTAACAAAGTATCTACTTCCAGCAGTATTGGAAGCTAATACTTGACCATCAGATAAAGGTAATCCTAAATCTGGTTCTGCCTCTGAGAGAGACAGAAATTGATATCTATCAGCACTTACATTAGCGCTGGATATCTTTTCTACACGACCTGATACTAGTTTTGCGCCCATTTATTAATTTACCGATTCTAATACGCTCATTACTAATTGTACTGAATTATTTGCACTAGCAGAAGCAAATATTTTCTGATTCGTTTCTAACACTAATTTACTACCCGCAGATATGATGGACATAGAATCCCCTGGAGGTATCTTGAAGTCTTTAACTATAGCAGTCTTAACATTAGCAACTGAACCATGGAAAAATGAAGCAGTCACTGTAGCATTTGTCAAATTCGCAGCATTAACCGCAAGGAAAATTGCAGACTTCCTTGTCGGTGTTGTATAGTAAATAGTATCTGCGGTTGTCAGATCCGCAGTGACTGTCTTAAAAGTATTAAGTTGTTGAGCTGCCATTTTATCCCTCTATTGCTAATACATAAGGTGTCATGATTGAGAACAATGCTTTATTAAATGTTTCACCTGTTATCGTTCCATCTACTCTATTAAACAAAAGTCCTGTTCCAATTCTGAAGTCACCCTGTTGGTCTGTACTTGTAAAATATACTGCTCCGCCTCTCTGTTGTATAACCTCATTCGCTTGTATCGGGAAACCTCCAGCATATGGCAATGCCGTTGCTAAATTAACACCCGATCCAACGTACTCAAATGTATGTCCAGATGCCGAAATATAACTTGGCTGATGGAATGACACTGTAGAGTTAGCTAATAAAGTTTCATCAACTAGTTCTAATAATGTTACTGTTGATACATTTCCTACAAGCGGAGTACTATTTGAAACTGTATAGAATTGCTGAGTACCATTACTTATATTTGCCCAATTACGATTCACATATGATACAACCTCAGCAACAATAAAACTTCTATTATTTAATAAGGTTTGTGTTGCATTAACTACATTAAAACTCGTGTCTCTATTTTCATATACTATAGGAGCCTTAACATGCGGGGTCGAAGGTCCGTCTTCAATTATGTCTTTAATTAATTCTATATTTGTCAGTATAGCATTTGCTTCAGCCAGTGTTGCATTTGGATATGCTGTAGTATTTTGAACAACCGCATTCTGATAAGTATTAGCTATAGTAATATTCCTAACTACTTCGTCTACTATTGTACCAATAAAATTATATGCTGCAGCTGTCTGTACTACTTGATTATTTATTTGTGTAACGTTCGCATTAAAATTGTAGTAATAAACACCAGACATTATAGCCTGTCTATTACCACCGTGTATCAGATCAAATCTAACGCTGTCTAATAAGTATCCGGTATCTCTTTCACACTTTGCAATTGCATTGGGTTGATCTATGAAGTTATTTGCATTTGCAAAAAATCCAGGATATACATTATCAACGTATGCAATAACTTCAGCTTTGATGAATGCATAATTATTATATAGTAAATTCGCTGCATTGTTTATTACAACATTCGATGATGGAGGATACTGATTAGGAACTATTCTATCAGTGACTCCGACAGTGCCACCTGTTATAATATTAGCAACAAGATCAAACTCTTGATTAATTATTGCGGCGGCACCTGCATCAGATGCAGTACCAGTAACTTGAGTTATACCAAATTGATACGTAGGTGTTACCGTTGTATTCTGTATAACATTTGTTGCGAGATTCTTGGCATAATCAAATGCGGCGATTGTCTCTTCAGCTTGATTGGGTATTGCTGAAGCTGACTGAGCATAATACTGCAGACCAGCAAATGTCGATTGAGTATTACTACCGTATGCAAGATCAATTGCTAGAGAATCTACAATCAGACCGGTGTCTCTTGCACACTTAGCTTGATTATAATTTGCAATGAGTAATACATCACCATACTTTGGCCTATCGTCAAGATCAAATAGAACTAATCTCTGACCTTCATCAGTCTCAGTTAATTCTTGAACTTTTCCAAAATAATTAGGTTCGCTAACTCCTCGAGACACTAAACCGTAGTTACCAAAAGAACTATTGGAGTTAGTTATAGAACAGAATCCGCCTTCCTCACATAATATAGCAATGTCGCAACATATAGTAAATACCGAAACTAACTGAGTATAACCTTTGTGCAACATATGAATTCCAACACCGCCAGCATTTGTCTGGGTGTAGGAATCGCAAACCATTGATCTTAACCCACCTACGTATCTACCGTCAACCCTCATACCTGTTCCCGAAGTAGTTATCGAAGAACAGTTTTGTATGTATGGGCTAGTTGTAATTACACCAGCAGAACCGTCGGGGTTGTAAGAAAATACTGCTGCTGGACTTTGGTGATCTCTAAATGTTATACCTGTTACATAAGATGCGTTCTGAACATAGAACATATCCTGCGTAACATTGGATGGGCGTATGGTTGTTGTTCTGAGATTATCACCAACCATACCAACACGAGCTTTAATTGTTACGGGTTGTTCATAAAGAACATAATCTCCGCTCTTGACAAATACTGTTGTCCAAGCATTTGCTCTGTTTAAGGCTACGTGTATATTTGCGAAGGCATTTGAAAGCGAAGTACCACTATTATTATCATCGCCTTCAGTTGAGACATAGAGTACATTTCCGGCAGGCGCTTCTATTGCTGCTCTTAATAGACCAATACTCGATCCTAACTCAGAATCTCTAATTAGTCTATCATTGCCTAGGAATACGTTAGCATTAGCATCCAGATAGATATTACCAGCGACAACTGTTATGTCATCGCCTACAACTAATCCATCTTTTGCTACAATATTACCGCTGGCAATTATATTGCCGGATACTCTAAATGTCATGCCCTCGTCCCGTGTTTACTCGGAGGTTGTAAATTAAATCAATGCTTTATGTGTGTTTGTTAACGAAACATTAGCAGTATTTCCTGATGTTGCCTGTGCCAACAATCTAACATTACCAGCATTAATATCTGTTTGGAATGTAACTAATTCATCGTTATCATTTGTCTGCAACATAGCATATTGTGTTTGCCATGTTGAAGATCCATTATGTAGAACCATTATCTTTCCTGAAGTATAATGTGAAGCAGTTTCTACAGTATAGAAATATTCTGCTGCTCTATGTACGGTTAGATCAAAATAATCAATGGTTGTTGCTGCAGAATCTGTGATTCCTGTTATCTTATTAGATAATGATCCGCCAGCGTTGATGGTTATAGTATTGGCATCTGTGGCAGTTACTGTTACTAATCCGGCACCAACGAACTTAACCTTATCTACAGTTGTCGCAGATGTTACTTGATTTGTGCCGGTTAATACTAAGTTAGCATTCTGAGTTGCAGGCCCAACTTCAACCGATACATCATATACTGTATTGTCATATTCATCTGGTTCGGGTATTACATAATAGTTAGTACCATCGTTAGTAAACTTCCAACGATCATCTGTAGTTTCATCCCAACGTAAACTTACATTTGCTCCAGAACCTCTATTAACTATTATATCTGCATCTAAGGAAGGTGCTGTACCTGAATCAAGAGAAGAATTTAAAATTATCTGATTATCTTCAACCGCAAGGGTCTCAGTATTCAGGGTTGTAGTATTGCCCTGAACAATTAAGTTACCTAATACTGTTAAATCGCCAGATGTAGTAACCGTTGTTGCAGTAATATCATCACTGATTAAAACACCATTAACAGTAATATTTGCAAAGGTTACATCTGCAGTTGTGGAAACATTCTGTCCAATGGAAATAGACAGGTTACCTAATTCACCATCGGCATTATCTATAACTACGCCTGTACCAGCAGTAACTGTTCTGGTGATTACCTCGCCGTTGGCAACCTTTACTGCAAAGCCTACGCCTTGATCAGTAAAGAGATTTATTCTAGCGCCAGGTGCAGTATTGGAACCAGTACCACCGCGATTAATGGCTACTGGAACTGTTCCTAGATATGAATTGCCGGTAAAATTACCATATTGATCGATTACATCAATGGTATTTACGCGTATACCTGATTTAACTTTAAATGTCATAGGAGTCCCCTAAATGTTCCTTAATATTTATAATTATAACAATCTTCTAAATTTGAATGTATACGAAGATGAACCGGAATTATTAGTAGTTCCAGCAATCTGAAGTATCAAACTATCCGTACCTGATGTAGATGTCCTCAATACTCTTAGGAACAATGTTCCTGATCCAGGACCTGCTCCTGCTCTGTGTAATGTTATCTCATCAAACTGCAGAGAATCTGTTTCCTGAGAAAACCAAGACATCAGACCTGAGTAATATTCTGAAGTATGGCCTCCACCTACAGTACTATCATTCGCATATATCTGAGCAACATAAGTTCCGGTTGGCATATACGAACCATTAATTGGAGTATTCTGCCAATCGGAAGTTATGGTCAATATAGCAGTTGCTTCATATACACCATCTTTATTAACTGTTACTACACCGGTATTATTATTGTATGAAACATTACCTGCAACTGAAGTGTTGGAATAAGTTGTTACTTCTTCATTCTGTACACTTATAGATTCTCTAGATATCTGTGTTAATGTCTTGTCATTGACAGTAACATTACCAGTTATACGAGTATTTCCATCTCCATATAAAACTATTGGTGTGGAACTGCCCTTTGTTTCATCCTGAGTCTCGAATATTAATGATACTGATGTATTAGAACCAACTAAAGTTTGTTGGACATGCATGCCCCCAAACTGATCTATATTACCGTTCTTTAATATACCATAGTAAATATTACCAGTTACACCCGAAGTGTACTGTTCAACATTACCAACAAAATAATTCTTTTGTTCTTCTTGTATACCTGCAACATTAGATGTTCTGTTTGTCGTTACATACTGAGTAGCACTTACATTTGATGAATCAATTGGTGCAGGCTCACCTGTTTCAGTATTAATTACAACTAACTTACCTCCCGGGCCTTCCGATAAAGAAAGATTACCTAGATAGATCGTGCTCGCACCAACGAACAACCCTCTCCATTGTCTATCTCTAGTACCTAAGTAATATATTCCGGATACTGCAGGGATAATGTTACCATTTGCAGATAATCCGGTACTGATCTGTAGTATACCATCTCTTGCCGCAGTATAACTTATATTAGCAGCACTGCCAAACTGTAATCCTATACCTTCCGGAGATATAGCTCCCTGACCTAATCGTATAACTTTGGATTCAGTTGAAAAATCGCTTACATTAAATGTTGCAACATTACCATTGACTGTTAAATCTTCACTTACTGTTAGATTACGGAGAGTTATATCTTGTCCAGTTAATGCCGCAACTACATCAGCATTTACTCTGTCGGTTGTATAATAAAAGTTTGTATTGCCTTCTAATAGATCATCGGTGGTAAAATTAGATAACGTTACTACAGTATTTGCAACGTTTGCTCTCTCAGCAAAATCGGAATATACTGCACTACCAACTGCAGTATTTGCTTCCCAAACTGTACCATTATAAACTAAGAATGCGCCGGGTGCAGCATTAGTTGTATTCACATCTGCGAATACATTTATCGACATTAAACTCACATTTGCTAGTACCAGTGCATCATTGTAATAACGATTGTTTGATCCTTCATTTAGATCGTCTGTATCTAATCCAGCTAATGTCTGAACTAATTGAGCAACGTTTGCGAAATCTGCAAGTATAGCAAAATTAGCGGTTGCTGCTAGATTTGCAAAATTAACAACATTTGCGGTCTGAGCAATATTAGCAAATTCAACACTAAGAGCAGTGTTGGCAACATTGGATCTTTCTGCGAAAAGAACTACGTTTGCAGTTTCTGCAATATTAGCAAAGAATGTGGTATTAGCTCTTGCAGCTAATGCTGCAAAATTTGTTACTAGAGCAGTATATGCAACGTTAGCTAGCTCAGCATATAGAGCAATGTTTGCTACATTTGATCTTTCTGCAAATGTTGATGTAGCGACACCGGATATATTAGCGCCATCCAATGGTTCCCAAAAGGCTCCTGTCCAACCCAATAGCCTACCTGCTATTAGATTGGGGCCAAGTATATTTACATCAGATAAGTTATTTAAAGTTAAATTTGCTGTTGCCGCAGCAAGTACTCTCGCTTCGGTAAAGTATAGATTATTTGACCCTTCAGCAAGATCGTCAGTAGTAAAATTACCAAGGGTAGAAACTACGTTAGCTTGTTCTGCAGTGTCAGCAAAAAATGCCCTACCGGAAACCGGTGTCCCTGCTTCCCAATAACCAGCATTTGCATTATAGATTAACGCGGAGTTTACATTGGGTGCATTGTATGTAAAATCAACATCTCGTAGATCACCGATGCTTGCTAATTGTAAATTTGCAAATACTCTCGCATTCGTGAAATACTTATTGGTAAATCCCTCAGGTAACCCATCAGTAGTATTTGCTGAGAAAGATATCGCTTCTACGTTTGCACTGATTAAACCTGTTAAAGGATCATAAATTATTGTAGGATTAGCAGCACTTATAGCTGCTCTGGATCTCGTATCTGTATAATAGAGATTAGATAATCCCTCAGGTAAATCGTCGGTAGTTAATCCTTCGAAGGAGGCAACTATCGCGTTAGGAGACCATTCTGTTCCGTTCCAAATAAGGGCGTACCCAACATTGGGTGTATTTGCACTTACATCGGCAAAGGCACTTATCTTTGCCAAACTTATATTGGCAAAAACTCTTGAATCTGTATAGTAAAGATTACCGACTAATTCTTTTACATTCGCGGTAGTTAGATAAGGTAATATGTCAGCAATGGTTAAATTACCGCCACCACTACCGGTGCCGCCTACCCTAGAAAAATCGCGTGCTTTTGTACCCATGTTAATCCTAGAATTTTCTCTAATATTTATAATATTCTAAATTTGGGTACAGCGCAGTATTTTATGGTAACTTTTTACTCATCATATGTATATTTTTTCTGTCCTGCTCAATTGCGTACCATCCATCTCCAGTATGAACATCATGCACCATCTTAAAATATTCCTCATACTGGGGAGCAATTCTCTCCATGGAAAAATTCTCCGCCCATCTCCTACAATCTATAGGATTTATCTTTTCAATATTCTTTGCTGCCCACACAAAGTGATCAAAATTTCTGCATCTGTAACCTGTTACTCCGTGTAGATTATTCTCAGTAAATGCTCCCCAATCTGTAGTTATTGTAGGGGTACCAGATAAAAGTAACTCTATCTGAACACCTCCAAACGGTTCCACATACTGAGAAGCAACAAAGGCACCCTTGGCCTTTGACATTAATTTCTTCCTCGTTTTTACATCAGCATAACCAACAAATTCTACATGGTCGGGTATCTTATCATATCCCATACTCTCTAAACTACCCTGACCCGCAATAACTAATTTTTGTCCCGCTTTTTCTGTTGCCTGTATCGCAATATCGACACCTTTACCCGAGTATACCCTACCCAAGTAAAGGAAGTAATCATCTTTCTTTTCTGAATACTCAAAATCTGTTACGTCAAAATAGTTCGGAATGACCACATCATACCAATCCTGATTACATTTCTGCACATTCTGCATACCGCAATAGGCATGGTATATAGCATAGCTTTCAAATATTTTCCATCTGGCCCATATACCATAAGCATATCCAATACCGGGTTCAACTGTTATGATATCAGGATGCGCATCACACACTGGCCTAACACCTGCTCCCCAGAATGGCAATATAAAATCATTAGGTTTCTTTCTTTTACCTACTTCATCAATTGCATTTTTATAGAATGTTCTATACGCATGGTCATCAAGATCAAACTTGAAGAAGTTCTTTCTCCAATCATAATTACCATACGCAATCTCAAGGTCTCTATTAGTTGTGACAGTTACATGCTCATCGCAAACTAGATCACTTTCCTCATGCCCATAGTGTATTATCTCATGTCCAAGATCTTTCATCATCTTACCAAACTTAACTACCTTCTGCGTATATGCGCAGGCATTATATTCTTTAGATGAAACAGTGTGCGGTAATCCTAAAATATGAAATCTCATAGTCACTCTCTAGTAAATAATTTCAACCAATTTTTTATAACATATTTCCAATCATAAGATTCAGCATGTTCCTGAATCTGAAAACACTTATTCATGTATATATGGCTGTTTCGTTTGTAAAAATTTAGTACGTCTGTCGCATAATCTACAAGTTCAGTTTCTCCCATAGGCAATCTAATTGCACCTTTATCTCCAACACGCTCTTCAAAGTGTCCAACACTTGTAGACATAACTAATTTGCCTGCAGCACCGGCCTCAAGCATTGGCAATCCTGCTCCTTCATGGGTAGATGTAATAAGAATACTATCTACACTTTTATAAAAGGCCGGCATTGTAGCAAAATTACTTGAATGCTGTTTAGCAATTTTTAATTCTAAATCTGTTCTCTCGGCAATATCTTCCGCAAGATACCCCCGTTTTACTCTCATACCAAATGCTTTCTCAGCGGCATCATGTCCCCGGCATATCTCATTGCGTCGGTTGAAAGAACTAGCAAAACCTATACGTTCTAACTTGCGAGATATGTCAAGTTTAAAAGTCTTATAATCTATACCTAATGGACATAATATAGGTTCTCTTTCGATTCCTTTATTTTTAGATTCTTCTATGATCCAATTTGATACTGCGCCATATGAATAGAATCTACTATACATATCCTTTAAGGCATCATATGGTTCATGTATATCTAATTTAGAGTGAGATACCACTATCATCTTCTCGGGCTCTACTCCTACATCATAACTACTTAGACCTTTCCAACCATGCGGTGTAGTTACCCAAGCATCAAAAATTTTATTTAGATGATATATCTCATCTCGCTGATATATCTTAGTCCAATCTAAAAAGTGTGCATTGATTCCATACTGAAAAAGATACTTAGATAAATCCGTATGTATTCTACCAAATGCCCAATCTTGTTCTACATAAAATATTACATTCAATTCTCATCTCCACTTTGGACCCTCAAACCAAGCTGTTATACTATATCGCCTACCCCTAGTTACTTCTTTCACACTATGATTTATAAAGGATGGAAAGAATATACCTGTTCCTCTCCCCCGCATCTGCTTCTTTTCCGACGGAGTAGGATATACTCCATCCAGATGTTCTAATAGGAAATCTCCTCCGGAATATTCCGAAGGGTCAGATAACTGTAAGGTGCAGGAAAGTTTTCTTGAGTAATGTTTTTCAGGTTGGAACCAGAAAACATCTGCATGTGTAACATAACAACCTTTATATTCTTGATCGTATTCTGCGATCTGAACAAACTCTAGATTGTTAATGTCAAATCGGAAATTTCTATTTGCATGATGAGCATAATGCCACAATTTCTCAAACATCCAAGCGAAGTTTTTATTATTTTCTTGTATAAATTTTATTTTACTTCGCCGAATGTTATTATCTACTTTCTGTGTACTACTATGCTCATAACGATTTACGCCAACCTCGCCCTGAAAAAATTCTATATTTTTACTATCATCAATTATTTTATCGCATTCTTCAGTATTAAACATATTCTCATAAAAACACCATTCTATATCCATACTATTTACCCTTCAATTGTTCTACCTCCGAGTCTAATTCTTTTACCGCCTCAATCAATAGTGCAACTAATCTCGCATATGATACTGACATATAACCATCATTACCATGTTTTATAACTTCTGGAACAGTTTTCAATACATTCTGAGCAGATAGACCTATCTTCCTTGCATCATTATCTTTCTCATTATAATAAACTCCGTCCAATGCTTTAACTTTTTCTAATGCTCCGGGAATCTTACCTAGTATAGTTTTGAGTCTTTCATCTGAAGTTATACAAACATCAACGAATGTTGGAGTATCTTCCTTATTTAACCGTTGGTTGAACGGGGAAGTTCCGGGATCACCTGGGGTTCCTTTGTCGCCAGGGGTTCCTTTATTGCCGGGTAATCCTTTATCTCCGGGAGTTCCCGGGGCACCTTTATCTCCGTCTAATCCTTTATCTCCCTGAGGTCCTTTATCTCCGTTATTTCCTTTTTCACCTTTATCTCCACCCAGTCCTTTATTACCAGGATCTCCTTTATTACCTACATCACCCTTTATACCTTTATCTCCCGGAGGTCCTTTATCGTTTGCGGGACCTTTGTCCCCAGCAATACCTTTGTCGCCAGCAGGACCTTTATTTCCTACATCACCTTTTTCACCGTTAGATCCCTTTTCACCTTTGTCCCCAGCAATACCTTTATTACCATCTGCTCCTTTATCCCCAGTGGGCCCTTTGTCTCCATTAGATCCTTTATCGCCAGTTTGACCTTTGTCCCCAGTTAAACCTTTATTTCCGCCGTCTCCTTTATTACCCGGAGCTCCCTTATCGCCTGTAGCACCCTTTTCACCTTTGTCTCCAGGAACACCTTTACTACCGTCCCCTCCAGGAGGACCTTTATCTCCTGCAGGACCAGTTGCACCTGTCGCGCCAGTTGCTCCTCGAGCACCTGTACCACCATCTAAACCTTTATCACCCTTGTCTCCCTTAGGGCCAGTCGATCCTGTTGCGCCTGCTCCTGTTGCCCCTGCGGGACCTGTAGAACCTACAGGACCTGTGGATCCAGTAGCACCCCTTGGGCCAGTAGATCCAGTTGCTCCATCGTCACCTACACCGGTGGGACCTTGAGGTCCTGTGGCTCCTGTTGCACCCATAGGTCCGGTTGCTCCAGTTGCGCCTGTCGGTCCTGTAGAACCGGTAGCCCCAGGAGTAGTTGCGCCGATTGGACCCGTTGCTCCAGTTGCTCCGGCGGGTCCGGTTGCACCGGTTGTTCCTGCACCAGTAGCGCCTTGCGGACCGGTTGCTCCAGTAGAACCTGTCGGTCCGGTTGCCCCAGTACCTCCGCCTGTTCCTCCGGGTCCGGTTGCACCCACTGGGCCAGTTGCACCGGTTGCTCCAGTTGGTCCTGTTGCACCGGTTCCTCCGCCGCCTCCTTCGGGACCTGTTGCACCTTGAGGACCGGTTGATCCGGTTACACCCGTTGCTCCCCTAATACCCGTGGGTCCTTGAGGACCCGTAACTGTAACTATTCCTCCAGGAGGTCCTGCTGGGCCAGTTGCACCTATACCTTCGCCACCGCCGCCCGATCCTGCAGTACCACCATCGTTAATTGGTATGATGGTTACAATATCATCTTGATCTGTTGCAAGGAATAAGACGATATTACTTGTATTTACAATATAGTCTCCAGGTTCAGCACCACCGCCCGGAGAAATAAGAACACCATTAACCCACACTAAAATAGTATCTACGTTTGCGTCATATACTAGATTCGCGCCAGTTAAACTTACGGAATCATAATCAAATGTAGTTGTACCTGCAGGTACAATATAATCATAACGAAGGAACCCATTTGCTTGACCTTCAACTACAGGATCCCAATATCGTGTACCATCGGCGTCACCGCGTAAAAAGTATCTATCGCCTGCAGGTAACCCTAAATTGGGTTCTACATTTTCTAAACTTATATAACGATAGCGATCTGCAGATACATTGCCCGCATCCCGTATCTGTACTTTTCCGCTTAAAGTTTCTAATGCCATTTAGATGCCTATTAAATTAATGATGTTTCCAATAAACTTAAAGCAATTTTCAGATAATTATTTGCACCTGCTTTTGCTATGATAGCTTGATCTTCTTCGAGAACAATTTTACCAACTATAACTGATGCAGCATCATTCCTTGGAATCTCAAATTCCTTAACCAATTCTGTATCGGTGATTACTCTACTGCCGCCAACCACAATGTTCGATCTATGTATGAAGGTTACATTCGCAAAATCATCACCGACATTACTTACTTGAGCGGTTAAAACAATTGTAGCAGTTTCTACAGGAGTAGTATATAAGATTTGCTCAGCAGTTGTCAATGGAGTGGTTATAGTTTTAAATACGTTTAATGGTACTAGGGTTGCCATTTCTATTCCTCTATTGTAATGATAATATGTAAGGCGTCATAACTGCAAACAGACTCTTGAAGAATGTTCTTCCATTGATTGTACCTGCTGCCCTACTGATTAACAATTCGTTTCCAATTCTAAAGTCACCTTTATGGTCTGTACTTGTATAATAAACAGCACCGCCCCTTATTTCTTGAACTTCATTTGTCTGTATTGGTAATCCACCATTAAAAGGTAAGCAAGAAGGATTACTGTTTACTGTTCCGAGAACTGAGACTCCTGCTAATAACTGTGTGCCTGAACCAACATACTCAAATGTATGAGAGCTCGCTGATAAGTAACTTCCTTGATGGAAAGATACTGCAGAATTTGCAACTGGTCTATCTACAGCAAGTATCTTTTCGTCAAATACTACATTATATGTATTGCCTGAAATAAGTGTCGATTCGCTGACTGTATAGAAATTACGTGTTCCATTACTTATATCCATCCAGTTACGATTAACATATCCGATAACTTCTCCACGTATGAAATCTCTATTTGCGAATACTCTATTAACCGCAGTCACAACATTTGGACTAGTATTCGCAACACGACCGATAGGTCTGATTCTATATGGATCATTATTTACATAAGCACCATTATCTATTATGGTAACTATGTCATCCAATCTTGCTTGTAAGTACTGTATCTCAGCACCCGATACACTTCCTGCAACCGAAGTATTCTGAGTGAAGTTGGTCTGATATACATTTGCGATAGCAGTGTTCTGTACAATGTCACCGATGATTGTTTTAATAAAACTAAAAGCTGCACTTGTCTGCACAACTTGATTTTGAACTGTACTATCTTGTTTATACTCAAAGAATAAAGCAGCAAGAGTTAATGTTTGTCTATTACCTGCATGTAATACGTCAAACACTAGACTATCTACGAGTTTGCCCGCATCGTCATATACTGTTCTATCCGGTATATAAGTTGCCGTCGGATGATTGATCGCAAAATAAGCATTCGCTTCAGATTGAATAAACGATTTATTTGCAATCAGCAGATTAGCAGTTCTCTGTCTTTCAATATCTGTACTTGCAGGATACTGATTTGGTACTATGCGATCTGTAAATGCGAACACGCCAGTATCATACACATCCAGGAATTGCTGCACTGTATTAGCAATCAGATTTGCATTACCTGATGCACCTCCAATTGTTACTTGAACATTGGCAATCTGGTAAGGAACGTTTGCGCTATTGTCCCACGATGTACTGTTAACTACAACATTGGTTAGAAGATTCTTAACATAATCAAAAGTTGTTCTAACTTCAATACGTTGGTCATCAATTATATTAAGACCCTGTGCCCAGTATTGTATTCCTGAGAACTTGGATTGAGTATTACTATTATATGCAAGATCCATTGCTATAGAATCTACGATCAGACCAGTATCTCTGGAGCATTTATCTTGTCTATAGTTAGCAATTATAACGCGGTCATTAATATTTGGCCTCTGTGTCAGATTCATCTGCACAGTTCTCTGATTTATCTGCCCAGTCCCACCAAATTGACCTGTAGCACTTGTCGTTATTCCCCTATACAAAGCTGGACTAACGCCATCAACAAACAGACCATACGTACCAAACGAAGTATTAGAGTTAGTTATAGATCCGAAACCGCCATTCTCACATAACACTGAGTATTCGCAGCATATAGTAAATAGAGATACTAACTGCATGTATCCCTGATTTAACATATGTACTCCGATACCTCCCTCATTAAACTGAGTAAAGGCATCTAGAACCATTGATCGTAATCCACCCACATAGTTTCCATCAACACGAACACCTGTTCCGCTTGTTGTTATCGAAGAACAGTTCTGTATGTATGGGCTGGTTGTAATATTTCCGGCAGATCCATCAGGATTATATGAAAATACTGCAGATCCGGTTTTAACACTTGATGGATTTGCTGCTCTATGGCCCCTAAAGGTAAATCCAAATACATAACACCCGTTGTTCATATAAAACATATCGAGTGTTGGGAATTCTGGTCTTATTGTAGTTGTACGAAGATCATTACCTATTAAAGAAGTTCTTGCCGGTAGTGTGACAGGATTACCATATAGAGTATAATCTCCGGGGAATACCTGAACCGTCTGGAATCTCTGAGTTAACTTAGATACGGCAACGTGTATATTAGCAACAGCATTTGCAGGTGTACGACCATCTAAAGAATCATTACCATTTGCTGCAACGTATATAACATTTGCATTTGGTTTGCGTATCGCATTTAATACCGGAGCTAAAGCATCTTCGACCCTACCCGGTGTAAAATAAAGATTAGTATTGCCCTCTGCAACATCATCAGTATCTACGTTAGCAAGGGACAATCTAACAACTAAATTAGATATGTCCCCCACTTGTATGGTACCATTCGCTCTATCATAATTAATTGTCTGATCTTTTGCGCTAATAGCCTGGCGTATTCTTTCATCGCTGACATTTGCCTCATCTAATTCTAGATTTGTTCTAAGACCTGGGGTCGTCCCAACAATAACCCAGCCATTAGAATAGGCGTTACTACTATAAAGTAACATCATTGTATCGCCTTCACGATACATTTCTACGGATACATTACCTATAATGTTACTATTTGCCTGCGTGAAATATACCTTGCCTCCCTGCGTATTCGCCAGTGTTATGATCTTAAATAATCCATCCTTATTACCGTTAGGCAATGTTGGATATAGATTACCAAATTCTATATCATATTCTGTGCGAACAACACCAAGGGAAACCGTGTCGTCTAGATCGGTTTCCCTTATTAACTGAACTCCCTGAAATGCTACACTATTTCTAAAGATCGGATCAATAATGTTTTCCAGAATTACATTTGCTGGAAACTGTTTACTTATCCCGTCCTGCACTGCATAGAATATAGTATTGCTAGTTAGTTGAGTAGCAGATATTAAGTCAGTTAATTTTAGATCAGCCATTATTAATTTTCAATAAATTAAGCTTCGGTTGCTTGTACTACTGTTGATGTAATGCTGTCTGCACCGCCAGTAGTCGATACTGTTAACTTGTAATAATTGCCGTCGACAACTGATACGTTGGCAATTGTTAATATGTTGGTAGTTGCACCGCTGTTTCCACTAGCATTACTTACAGCAATGTATGCAATATTATCAGTTGATACGAACCACTGGTATGATAATGTTGCACCCGTTGGATCAGATTGTGCAGCTGTAGTAAATACTACGGAATTACCTGCAGTAGCACTTTGATTTGTTGGCTGAGTCAAGAAATACAATCTGTAATCTGCAACAATTGTATCATCATTTGCATCTAACAGATTCAGAGTTCCACCAGCATTCGCATTGAAGTTCTTCGACATCGCAACTAAAACTTCAGATATATTTCTGGTTCCGCCCTGGCTTGTACCATGTGTTCTATAATGAACCCAACCGGTATGTCCAATGCCTCTATTCTTATTCTCAGTTACAGTAATCTCTGTACGATCCACACCGTAAACATTTCTAGCATTTACAGTATTGGCACCGGTGTTAACATTACCCCAACCATAAGTTGTTAGATCTTTCGGCGATTGCTGAATGTAATATACTAATGCTGTAGAGTTTGATGCTTCGTACGGCACATCTAACGTGATAACAGTGTTTGAAACTATATTAGCTATCTTGTAACCAACGTTAGCTATGAATATAGTATCGCCTTTTCTAACATTAGCTTCTTCAAAATTTGTACTATCTGCAGTTATAGTATAACTACCTAAATTAGCGGTCAATGCTCCCGCTAAAGGTATATTATCTCTTTTTCCCCATTGAGACATTATTCTTCTCCTTTGATTAATGATCCATGATGAACGTATCTCTTCAATACTTCAGATTCATTTACAGTATACTCAACACACGGTGCGTCATCAATGTAGGATACTTCTATATCTGATACCTCAAAACCTTTTGCTTTGAATTCTTGAACAACAGGAGCATACAGAGACTTGATCTGATGTTCAACAATAATTGAGATATCTTCGTCTTTGAAGAATGATTCTGCTACAAGTACTGCATCGTCATCATTCTCGACATATGATCTAGCTGCTGATAAGAAATCCTTGAAGGAAACATTCTCTGGAAGCACAATTTCAAAATCATCATGCTTGACGATTGTTTCTTCTCTAACTTTCCTTCTTCCTTTACCGCGAGTCTTACCTTCTTCTGAAGATGGTTTATCCTCAGTCTCTGAACCACTTGGACCACGGTAGCCATAGTCTTGCTTGCTTCTTCTCTGACCAGGTTTAGATTCTTTTGGGAAAGCTTTCTCATACTCAGGAGTACCAGGAAACATTTTACCTGCTTCTTCTAGCTCAGCTTCTTCCTTTGTCAGGCGATCAACTGCGCGACCAATTCCTTTATTGACTTTCTTTTTATATTTGCCAATTGCTTTAGAACCCATTGGACCATCGTCATAAGGTGTCATTTGATAATTGGTTTCAATGGCAGGAAGTTGTTTAGTTCTTTTCTTAATATACTTACCTAACATTTGTTTACCGGCAGGAGTATCACCAATCTCATCGAGTTGTTCTACTTCATCTTGCTCAGTTTCTTCATTATGCTTTCTTGTAGCAGCATGAGCCTGAGCATGAGATTGTCCCCCAGCTTTACGACGCTTCATCATATAATCTGCGGCATCCTGGTCGCCGTCACCATCTTCGTCGTGTTTTAATTTTTCATCGAGTTGTTCCGAAGTAGTTATCTTTTGAATTTCCTCGAATAAACTTTGAGTAATACGCTTCATAGTTTTCCTCTTTTAGATTATTGAATATTTATTATGCCTTACCAAGCCTTACAGGACCAGTATCTTGCCTTAGTTTTTGGCCCAGGGTTATCGCAATTATGCCTTGCCCTGAAACTTTTTCTCCTGCTTGGTATATGTTTCTTTATTGTCATACTCTTATCACCGAAGTTAACCTTCTGCGCCTTACCATCACCGTCTGGATCAACAAACACCTTTGATTTCTTCACATCGCCTGCCATAGGTTTATTTAAAGGAACCGTTTTACCTTTATATGTTGCCTCATCTAATCTCTGTCTAAATTCTGAAAATTTCATTCCGGCATCCTCATTCCTATAACCAACCTTGGCCAAAGATCTTTTTGTCTGCCGAGCGATAGATCTCTGAGTTGCAGCAAAAGGATCTTGAATTTTCTTTTTAGTTACGCTATATCCCATTTCTCTTTGTTGACCAGACAAAGGGCTTTTGCTAGTTTTATATCCTAGTTTACTGATTTGCCTCTTATTGTAAGAGATATCTGTACTTTTAATAACTGGTCTTGTTATGCTTTCTTTCATTTGGCACCCGATAATCTTGTTCTCTCAAGTTCTCTTATCTTTGGCATCAATCTAGTAGGTAAATTTTTATATACTTTTAAAATTCTTTTTGCTCTGATCTCGATCATATTTTTTTCTGCAGCAGATAACTTTGTTTTATCTCTGTTTCTTAATAATTTTTTTGTTATTAATTTACGAGCTGCAACTTGAGATCTTCTTTTTAAAACACCTAAAGGTGATGTTCTTTTTAATTTAACTTTTCTCTGCATAGCAAGTATCATCTTTCTTGCTTTCATTCTCTGTCCTCGTTTCATTCTCTCAACTGCAGATATTCCCTCTTTTAACTCTTCATTTTCAAACTCATCGTCATCATATAAATCTTCAATATCATCCCATGTAAGAGAATCAACCATAGAATTAAGTTCTTCCTCTGTTATCTCAGGAAGTTCTTTTTCTTCAGTGATATAATTTTTAAATCCGTACATCATTTTAATCTGTCTCTGGGCGAACAGTAGAAGCATCTTTGCGTATATCTACGCCTGCCTTTTCTATACTATCGCGATCTTTCTTATATTCATTTGCTATACGTTCTACTTCACCTTGCATAAATGTTTTAAATGAAACCATGCCAACAGGTTTTCCATTAACAGTTTGATTATCACAAGTTTTGTCTATCCCCATTGTCACTTCTTTAGAAGGATTGAAGTTAATATCTCTTTCTTTATACATTTCTTTTAGTTCCTTATAGCTTATTTTAGCAGTACCCAATTTTTCTTCTATCTGTTTCTTAGACATTAATAGAACAGGGATCTGGGAGCTAGACATCTTATTTCTTATAATGGGGACAGAGGGAGCATTTTCTTGTAGTTGTTTTATATCTTTTAACCAAATCTTTTTCGTATCGCTATTTTCTAACTGTATAGTAACGTATGTTGCTCCCCTATAAACTATCTTTCCTGCATATCCGGTAGTTGTTTCAACTAAGTCATTCAATTTATATTTCTCTCCCGATAGATATGCTTCTCTTATAGATACACACATACCTTTTTCTTTAGACCACACTTCACCTATACCGCACTCGGTTTTCATACTGGGAGTCATTTTTTTCATATATTCTGTTCCTTCAGGAGTTCCCCAATCGAAGCGATAGGGGTTTTCATAATCTTCATTTACTGATCTAATATGATCTGCAATTTCTTTTGCTTGAGGTTTTAATACTTCAGGAAGTCCAGATTTAAATTTAGACATGTTGCCTTTTCTAGCATGTTCTCTCATCTTTGTGCCAGACATTCCCTCTACTCCCTCCGCATCAGGATCTCTTTGTCCTGCGGAAATAACCTTAATAGATTTAAAGTTGTAATATCCGTGATCCTTGCCCTTTACACCATTATAAGTATTTAAATCTCTTTGATACTGTTCTACTCTATCACTTCCAGCAACTACAACCAAATGAGAATGTCCTGCGTTATGCAACCTAGTAGCAGCGTGAAATATTTTCGGTTCTTGTTTCGAAGAACCGGATATGTTCACCTTACCATTTGCTATTGATCTAAGATATCCAATCTTTTTATCTTGAGGTAAAGGATCTTTCATTGTTCCTTGGCTATGAGAAGCAACCACATGCGCTTCTCCACCGTGTTCCCTTGCTACATCATGCACCCTTTGTAAGAGTTTTTCATGACCTACAGTTGGGGGATTAAATCTACCAAAGGCCATTACTGCCGTCGTTTCCTCCGGAGCCTCGGTAGATTTTTTCTTCTCTGAAATATACTTTCTGAAATCCATTAGAATATAGTTTTAAATTGGCAACGTATTATTTATAATATTTGATTATTTGGTTATAGAGCTGCTTCAGTTACTGCTATCTGAATCGAAGGTATTCCGGGTGCACCGTCAAATACGGCAGGTGAATCTATAGAAAGGGAAGTATCAGTTACTGTAAAATGCACCGAAACATTATCTGATGCATCCATAGAAACAAGTTGGAAATTTGTAATTGTTCGATATCCCCCATTTTCTGAAACACTCTGTCTTACTGCGGAATATGGTATATTAACTCCGTTCTTCTTATACCAAACAATAATTGATTTCGAACTAGAACTTGAAGAAGTAATTTGTACCCTAGTCTGAAACTTATATAGACCGGAATCTAGGGCAACAATACTATTCCCAGCTATCGTAAATCCGCTCGCTATGAGTACATTACTTATAGTCACCTTCACATCCTGGTTTGGGGCAGGAGCAATTTGGGGGAAAACACTATAAAAATCACCATATCTCAATCTGGGCCATAATGTGGGGCGAACCAACATTATACCGCTGGTAGAATTGGCATTTAATACTGCAGCAACGGATACTGCAATATTTGGTGCAGTAGGTTTAACCTTTGTTAATGTGCCCGGTTGGTTGGGATTGGACCATAATATATCTCCCAATTGCCATGTCTCGCCGACGGATGCCCCTGTAGTATCAATATCTCTTATCTCACCTAGTAACTTTGCCCTACCGATAGTATTGGCTTCAGTATCTGTTGCTAATACTCCTATTGAATATAAAGGTAAGGCATTTGCATTATTAACAAAGGGAGCACAGGTTACAACATCTTCAACTGCACCGGAGAACTGAACAAAGGTTCCTTTAGTTAGATTCGCGCCATAATTATTATACACTCGAATATAATTGTCTTGACCAGTATAGGTTGCTGCACCATCCGCATGTATTATCTCAAGTGTGTCTTCTCTAGAATCATAGTATGTCAATCCTGCTTGTCTAGGTGCATTATCATAGATATCCTGAGTAGGATTGTATAACATTGACTCAATTGGGCCCTGATTGCCGCTTAACTGCCCAAAAAAGAAAGTGCCATATCTACCAGCAATATTACTTGGACGGTATCTCAGTATCTGATCAGTATTGCCTATAGTATTCTTTTCTATATCATCCAGATACTTAAACTTAACTTCCCCCGAACCTTGTCCGGCCATAGATATCTTAGATACCCATTGTTCAAGGAACTGTAGTTTCTTTTGAATCGCAGTTATATCTGGTGAAGTTACCGGTGCCTCCGGTTGCTGATAACTATCTTCTTTGATAGATTTAGAAATAAAATCTACAGCTTCTTTCTGTATATCTCTTTCTTCTACCTTCTGAATGTCTTGTTCAGTTTCTTCGATCAAAGACATAACATCATCAAGTGAAGGAGGCAGGGGATATTCTATAAGATTCGTTTTCTTTTCTTCTTCCTTAGCCTTTTTAAATGCTTCGGATAAGACTTCAAAAGAATTTTTCTTTATAGACTTAATAGCATTGAGTTTAATCTCATTAATCGCGGTAACTTCGTTGGATATAGATTCATCTACATCCTGACCAAAAGCTTTGGCAAAGTTAACCAAAAGTTGTTTTTCTTTAATATTTTTCATTGACAAACAATAGACAAGGTGTTAGTATTTGCTATGTGACCTAGGTGATATAAGGATTTCACTTATTAAGATTCATTCCAGAAAATCCTTCTTTAGATCTATTTACCACCTTAGAAACAGAACCATCTTTATAACCAACAACGAATCCCTCGGGTTTAGTTACTTTACCTTCAATGGTATGTTCTTGATTTTGACCCGACATCTCTAAACGATCTAAAAGAACATTCTTGGCATTATCTAAAGATTTATGAGCAGAAAATAATTTTCTGAACTCATCCTTCTCTTCATCCACATGGTTTACCATACCTTCTAGATGCGTTAGCTTTCTCTGCTTAGCTTCGGGTGTTTTTACCTTATCTACTTCCTTATTTAATCTATCAAATAAGTGTTTACGGTAACCTTCAGGGTTAGGCGAGACTCCATCTCTTACCGTTTTGTTTATGTATGTCTGTAAATGCTCAGAGTGTCCTTCAACCAATCCATCATGGTCTCTAAGAGAAGATAGTTTTTCTTTTGCGTCATCTAAATGTTTTTGAAATTCCGAATGATGTTCTTCTCTATAATTTACATTCTGTCTATTAAATTTATTATTGAAGATATGTACATCTGGATGGTCATGAAACTTATCAGTATCGATATTGTACTCTCTATCCTCACCATCTATTTTAGTATGTAATGCAATACTTATCTTAGACCCTGCTAATTTTTTACCTTCGTCTGTATCATGGGGTATGGCATACTGTATTAATTGTTCTTTAGTATTTACTCTATTTCCGTCTTTCCAAATTGTACCATCTTTTTTACTTCCCATGAAATCGCCTTGAACAACTCCATGTATTGGAGACATTACTTTGCCGCCATGCTCAACCAATTGAGATATCTTACTATGTAGTCCGGGCTTATCTCCAAAGTTTTCATCCACATCTTTTTGATTAAACATATAACCTTTGGTGGCACCTTTATATGCTACACCAAATTCTTTTTCACCTGTGTTTGGATTTATAACATGACCCATTTGAAAGGCAGGCGAACCATCAGCCTTTATACCTATCCTCGACACATTTGAATTTTCACTCTTTAAATAACTGTGCAGACCGTCTAAACGATCTAGATCTGCCTCTGCTCTATCTTTACCGTAGAAATGTTCTTCACCCGCCAGGTGTGTCAGGTGTTTTATTGCTTGACCTTTTTCTTCAGTTAAGTAGGTTAGAAATGTTTTCACTTAATGTTTTCCTATGGCTATCTAGTAATTTTTTAACTTCGGCGGCATGATCTTCATTTGTGACATCTCGATGTAACTCAGGTTGATCTACAGATAAATTAGCATACGTTCTCATAGTTGGTTCATGCGGTCTGTGTATAACTTGTGTTTTACCCGAATCAGTGTTTGCTATCTGTATTTTACCATCTAATCTATCAATGTCTCTATTTGTTAGATGTCCCAAGGTTGTTTTACCTATCAGCGGATTATCATCGCCTATGGTAAAAGTAGTTCCTTTATCTGTTTTACCATTATGTATATGTAATGCATTAATTTCACTTGAGCCTAAGTATGCTCTAGCCATACCTCGGGGAGATGGTATAGTTATAGTTTTATTAATTTTACCTTTTGAATGTTTTTCATTTAAGTACTGTAGTAGAGGCATTCCATCTACTTTAACTTTTGCAAAATGTTTACCTAATTTTGCACTTGTTAATTCCCATTTACCTGTTTTTTGATTAAAATTACAAGCAGATTGCCCCATCTTACCGCGCTCCAATTTTGATTCACCTTGAAGTCTTGTAAATGGAGTTTCTATTTGCTCTTCAGTTTCTTCTCCCGAAACTTCTTTTATCTTACCTTGTAATCTTTTATCTTTAGTTGCTTTGCCTGTTCCTGGTTCTTGATGTGATACAAAATCATATGCAGTCCCAGTTGATCCGGCAGCTTTAGTTCCAAAATTCTTAGCAATAACTTCTTCTACCTTAAACCCTTTATCAAACGCAGACTTAGCTAATCCTGAAGGAACACCTAACTTAGATTGAGGGATGTCACCATGTTGTTTTGTTTTTATAAAGATTTTACCCTGGTCATCATGATATGCTCCTGTTGCAGTTACTGTAGTACCAGCAGCATGCGCACCATATTTGGAAGTTAAAGTATGCGTGGGTTTATTAGGTTTAGCAGGATCATATGCTGAACCATGTTCTTTGTCAAAATCACCAGGATTTAAATGTCTTGCAAATGCGGCTAATACTGATCTTTTTTGAGTTTTAGATAGGGTAGGTATAACATAGTTTCTTAAATGTCTTAGGCCTTTCTTTTCACTATCATTAATACTGCCCACCATACTTGAGCCTGCAGCTTCAGTTAGAAAACCAAAATCTTCTGCGAGGAATTCTTTAAATTCTTTCATACTAGTATCTCTATGAATAGTAATACTAATATTTATATACTGTGCAAACATAAAAAAAGAGCGCCTAAGCGCTCTAAAGGGTAATTTTACTACTAAACTATATTTTCTGACCAAGCTTTTACTACAGGATGTATAATATCGTCGGTGTAATCCATTTTCATCGTATTAACAATTGTTAGTACAATTTGAATATTTCCTTTAACATATCCTTTATTAGAATTAATTCGATCCACACTAGGACGGAAAGGATTGCGTTTTGCTTTAGTTCCCATTTCCATATCAAATGGTAATTTGGTTATAGAACATTTGCCTCCGCACTCATCAAACACTTTCTGAATATACTCAGGGGTAAGATTAAACCCAAGTATACGTCCCTGTTTAGCTTTAGAATTCACCCTAGTTTTAAGAGCCTTATATTCTAGTGCGCCAAAATTACTTGGATCAGCTTTCTTTGAACGATAATTTTCTTTAGCTTTCCTTTTGACTAAAGCTTTCTTTTTAGGATTTGCTTCTAACTTTTCTTTATTTTTCTTGTATTGCCAGCTCGCATATGCTTCTACCATTTCAGTTTCTTCTAGACTTAGATCCCGGGCATTCAGTCTACGAATCATATACAAGCGTTTTCCTTCTTTCTTCACTTTACTATCTTCAAAATTAAACATAATATACCTTTATATTAAATTAGGAATCCCGCTTACGCCTTGCGGGAGCACTTTATTAGCATTGCGCTAAATGGGAGGCGGGGAGTGCTCGTTATCTAGGATTAAACTCGGCTGAAAGCGTCGCTGCCAAGTACAGCATAAGCAGCAGCTACCATTTCGCGGCTTGGATTGCCAAGGCGATAAGCGGTCTTGCCGTTTTTAGTGCTGTTAGTGTAGATGGCGTGACCTTCGGAACGGAGTTCACTGATACGAGGACGGATAGAATCCTCGGAGGTACCTACCAGACCAGCAAGCTGAGCTGGGGTAAATTGACGACCAGACTTAAGTACTTTCAAAACTTTTTCTTTCAACATTTGCTTCTCCATTAAAATAAATTAACTTACTACTCTATGATTATAAAATAATATCCGAAAGAAGTCAAGCATTTTATTTAACTTTTTTCAGATATTCCCTACCGACTTTGCCATTTTCAACTTCCTGCAAAGCCACCTTCGTTTCTCTATGGTTAAAGGTATTGATCTTCTTCTTTTTAATTTCCCGTGCCCGGGCAGAAGCGACCAATACCATCTCATAGAGATTGCCGATCTTTAATGCTGCTTCCTCGGATGTATAACCGTCGTATGTACTGATTCTTTTCATAAATCCTCACGCAATTTTAAGTTCTTTGAAACGATCTGCAGCATAGGATGCGGCAAACGCCTTTGGCTTAACCATTGGAATAACATTACAAGTTCCACGGATATAGCCGATTGCTTCATTCATAACACAGTTTGAACCATGCATTTCACTAGGATTGATATCCAGATGAACTTCAACTTCTCTATCTGCAAGTACATCTGCAAGTTTCAGATATAGATCGGATAGTTTATATGCTTCATTCATCAGACGATATCTTGGACGATTAACCTTCTGGTCGTAATCTCTTTCTCGAATAACCTCACCAAAAAGTTTGCATCCATTCTTACCGTTGATATGGACAACAATGGCAAGGATATAATCGGCGTACCATACACCATCGATGCGGAAGCGCTCTGAGTCGCAACCGAGATAGATTTTGGTCGCCGGAGTCTGCGCTTCGATAAAAGTTCTTACTTCTTCTAGATTAATTTTACGCATGATACCGTCCTAAATTAAATGGTACCCCGGGAGGGACTTGAACCCCCGACCTGTCGATTATGAGTCGATTGCTACTAACCACTGAGCTACCGGGGCATACTTGCTACAATATAATTATAATGCCTACTACTTAAGTTGTCAAGAAAAAAGGAGACCTTCCGATCTCCTTTTTGTCCATTTTATTCCATATTAGAATGAATGAACTAGACCCAACTGTACAAATTCGCCAGCGCCAGATCCCTTGTCGGTATCTTGGTAGACAGCCAAAACTGTCGTACGCTTGCTAAGTGCTTTAGAAACACCTGCAGCCAAAGTTGTTACTTTGTTTGTGCCAGTTTCATTTGTACGATATGAACCATGTGCAGCTAGTCCAGCGGGAAGCGGAACTTTAGCAGTCACTGCCATAACGTCGGTTTCAACAGTACCAACCTCACGGCGACCGCCCATGGCACCTACGCTCGCAAAGCCTGCATCAAAGCGAGCACCAACTGCAGTATAGCTGTCGTTGCCTGCTTTATCATGCCCTGCGGCGATGCCTACCGGTCCACGCGCCCATGTAAGGGAAACAGAATCGGTTTCTGCACCTTGGGTGCTTTCATTGCTGCGACCAACCTGAAGCTGAGCGCCTCCAATTGTTGGGCTGGTGTAACGGACGGTGTTCTCTCGATCACCTGCGTATTCTACGCCGCTAACGAAAGCAAAGTTGCCGAAGTTTGCGATACCAACAAAAGTATCAATGCCTTCAGAAGCACTGGTATCAGTGCGACCCATGGTCAAAGTACCTGCTGGGGTTGATAAACTTACAGAAGATTCACGACTGAAGAAATTAGATCCTGAACCAACAGAGCCATTGGTTGCATTAAGGCCGCCTTCAAGAGTGAAAGATGCCTTGATGCCTCCGCCAAGATCTTCTTCGCCTTTAACTCCGATACGGGAGGTTGCGAAAGACCCACTAACAACTGAGGTTGTGCTCTTACCTACTGCTGGGTTTGTGCTACGAACTGCTTGGTCAATGATACCATAAACGGTAACTTGCTGAGCCAATGTTGCGGTTGACAATGCTGATGCTGCCAAAGCTAATGCCAATTTTGTTTTCAAATGCTTCATAACTACTCCTTCAAGATAATTAAAAACGAACTACAATCTTATTATATATTAAAGTCTTTACTTAAACTATTCCTAAGTTGACCTTCCACCGGAGTAGAATATTCATAATAATCATGGTCAATACCAAGGATAAACTTCTTTCCTTCTTTGATCTGTTTGATCATATTCTTTGTTAAATTAAACTCAAGGAAATGTACGGCTGAAGTTTTATCCCCGTTTGATCTTTCCATATCAGAATCGGCAACAGCAAATACTGGATTGTGTCCTTGTACTTGAATGTATATTCTATTTTCGATTCCCCTCAATCTGGAAAGTTCTTTTTTACGGATCTCAGCATCTCCATACTCGATCATCATTGTTGCCTTGAGATCGGTTCCGGTTGGGATCAGAGGATTGTACGCATTCAATTCATCTTGAATCGCATCTTGTTCAAATGCTTTTTCAATACGCAGCATCTCCTGAATCTGATACTTTATTGTTAAAGCATCTTCAAAGAAAAGCGTTACATGATCGCCCAGAGAAACCATTCTTTCTCTTTTATGGGCGATCGCTTTCTCCTTGAACTCAGGCCGGATGCGGCTGTATTCCTCAAGTGAATAAAGATCAGCCGCCGTCAACATTATGCTACCTCTGCCTTAAATGCGTCAAGAGTTTTCTTGAACTTACCTGCGTGTGAACGCTCAGCCTTTGCGAGTGTCTCGAACCAATCGGCGATCTCGTCAAAGCCTTCGTCGCGAGCATCCTTAGCCATACCAGGATACATATCGGTGTACTCGTGAGTCTCACCTGCGATTGCGGATTCTAAAGCCTGGGCAATATCACCTGCGGGAAGTCCGGTCTCCGGATCTCCAGAACCACCTTTGATCAGATACTCCATGTGACCATGGGCGTGTCCAGTCTCGCCTTCTGCAGTATGACGGAAGATTGCTGCAACTTCAGGAGCGCCTGCTACGTCTGCCATGTTTGCGAAGTAAAGATAACGGCGATTTGCTTTTGATTCGCCGGCGAATGCGTCTTTGAGATGTTGCTCGGTCTTTGTTCCTACTACTTTCATTTACTTCTCCTTATCAAGTCATTGAGGGGTACTGCGTATAAAATTATATATTAATAGATTTTATAAATTAAGGATAATTTACTTATTGTATTTTTTAATAGATGTAATAGGTGGTGCGAGTGGATTTATATTTTGGTGCGGAAGGCGGGATTCGAACCCGCAGTGTTTCTTATGTGCAAGATTTTAAGTCTTGTGCGTTTCACCTATTTCGCCACTTCCGCAAACTTTCACTAATTTTTTTTCGATGTTCTAAAGCTTTGGATTTACCTTTGTTTGCTTTGCCTCCTGCAGATTTATTTCCTCTAGAATTTATACGACAGGCTTCTTCATATCCATACTTTTCTACTGTACGATCCCATATAGATTTCCATGTTCCATTTTCTTTAGAGTCTTCTATATTTTCTTTACGAGTTCCCCAGTATAAATGTTTAGGATTGGAACATTTGGCATTGTGACATGCGTGGCATAAATCTGCAGGTTTTCCATAAATGTCAGTATCTAAATATTGAGCTAATACTCCGCGATGGTTTGTACTATTTCCTCCTCGTTCTTTACAGGGCTCATTAAGATTTAAATGGGTTTGCCTTTCAATTATGGGTTTTTCTAAAAATTTTTCTACAAGCATTGATATTCTCCGTATTTAATTTTTATCTTTTATTTATATAAACACGGTTTACTAGATTTATTTGTGTATACCATTCCACCACACTCGCATTTGGTACTCCCAGTAGGATTCGAACCTACATCATCCCCTCATCTAGAGGCATCGCCAAGGTATAAGCTTGGAGCATTAACCGTTATGCTATGGGAGCCTAAAACTCACTCTCGATTGCCAAACAACTGCAACATACTGATAAAGATATTGATAAAATTAATATACAGACTTAGTGCAGCAAACCATTGTGTACGTTCTATGATATCGTCCGCTACACTACCCCAGAACAGATTTCGAATACGATTCATATCGTACGCAGTAAGTCCGAGGAATATAACGATTGCTAATACATTGAGAGTCATCTGCAGTGCAGTAGATGCTACAAAGATACCTATGATAGATGCAACGATCAATCCGATAACACCTGCGAAAAGAAAAGGTCCCCACCCAGATAGATCCCTCTTAGTAAAGTAACCCCATGCTGCAAGTGCACCGAAAGATACAGTTGTTCCGACTAGTGCTTGCACGATGCTACCTACCGTAAATATATGGAACAGTAAACTTAAACTGAGTCCCATAACTGCGGCGAAAGCAAAGTACCAACCTTTGATGGTTCCTACTTCCATATACGGACCTTTCCATGCAAGGAATAAACTCATTGCTAGTGGTGCGAACATAATAACGTATCCCAGAATACCTGAAAATAAAACTGGTGCCAGACCTGCCCCGGCAACGAGAGCTGCTACAACCATAGTCGCGAACACTCCTGCCGCCATCCTTGAAAGTACCCCTGCTACTGCAGTATTTAAACTACTAGCTGCTGAAATAGTTTCCAT